AAGGTCTGGTTGGAAAACTTCATTCCTGAAAACCAGAAGCCTAAGAAAATCAACATCGACTAATTAAAACCCATTGAATCTTATATCATGCAAGCGAGCCGGGAAACTGGCTCGCTATTACCGTTTGGAGAAAACACATGCAAAATATATTTACATATCTCGCAAAGCGAGTAGAAGAAACACGCAAGTACTATAAGGCTATTGAAGAACTGAGCCAGCTATCAGATAGAGAATTGGCTGACATTGGATTAAATCGTGGTGAAATTCATATGGTTGCCATGACGGTGCTAAATAGAAAGTAACTCAATAAGGAGTGACTATGGCTATTACATTCGAACAGTTGAATGAGTTCTTCGAAGATACAGATGAAGATATCATTCAGAAATATGTGGAACCTTTAAATGATGTAATGGACTTCTATGAAATCAATACCCCTCAACGCATCTCAATGTTCCTTGCTCAAGTGGGTCACGAATCTGGTGGTCTAAGAACGATCAAGGAAAATCTTAACTATTCAGCAGATCGCTTGAAGGTAATTTTCCCTAAGTATTTTCGTGGAGTAGATACCAGTGGATTCGCAAAAAATCCAGCTAAGATTGCTAATCGTGTGTATGCTAATCGCATGGGCAATGGTGATGAAAATTCTGGGGACGGCTATCGTTACTGTGGTCGCGGGTTAATTCAATTGACTGGCAAATCAAACTACAAAGCATTTGCCGATGATATGGGATGGCCATTGGAAGAAGCAACTGAATGGCTAAGCACAGAAGAAGGTGCTGCGTGGTCAGCCGGTTGGTTCTGGGACTCCCGCGAACTAAATCAGTGGGCCGACAAAGGTGATATTCTAACAGTAACAAAAAAAATCAACGGTGGCACAATCGGTCTTGAAGACCGTAAATCTCATTATGAAGCAGCACTAGAAATCTTTTCATAAGGAGATACCGATGCCAAAGTTTGGCTCAACTGAAAGTGAACCCGTCGCAAAACCTGCGATGGATGAAATACCACCTGCAACCAAAGGAGCAGGTGCTTCCATTCCGACTACATATGTTGACTCAAGTCCTCGCGTAGCATCCGCACCAGCAGCACCTCAGTTATCCGAAGCTGCACAGCTTGCTAAAATTGAACTTGAAAAGAAGCAATGGGAAGCAGAGAACGCAAAGCAGAATGAAGACTGGATGGTCAAGAAGTGGCGCCCTGCAATGGGTTGGTGCTATATGGTCATCTGCTGTTTAGATATGGCTATTTTCCCTGTTATGTGGAATGTCGTGCAAGTGCTAACAAAGGCACCAATCACTCAATGGAATCCACTCACGCTGCAAGGTGCTGGTTTGTTCCATCTAGCAATGGGTGCAGTTCTTGGTATTGCTGCGTGGTCTAGAGGACAAGAGAAAATTCAAGGTGTAGCAAAATAAGGATATGATATGACTGATGAAAGTGTTATGGTTGTTCGCTTTTTCACAGGCGATGAAGTGATTGGTAAAGTTGGTACGTATGGTTCGCACAGTATGATAATCAAAAAGCCCGCAGCTATTGTGATGCAGCCTGGCGCAAATGGTAAAGCTAGTATGGGTCTTCTCGACTATCTGCCAATGGCAAAGAATAAAGAGATCGTGGTCAGTTCGGCTAATGTTCTCTTCGTCTATGAGCCGATGGTCGATGTTGAGAACGCATACAACACTTCATTTGGATCTGGTTTGGTAATCCCAAGAAACGGGTTGACAATTTGATGACAATGGTGTACTATACATCATGAGCAAATTTTACACCAATGCGATGCAGTTCGGTAACAACATCTTGGTTCGCGGTTACGACCGCGGGCTACCATTCAACGAAAAGATTCCCTACAAGCCCACGATGTTTGTCCAGTCTAAGCATGAGAATGCTAGTTGGTCTGACATTCGTGGGCTTTCGCTTGAGCCAATCCAATTCGAGTCTATCAATGAGGCTAAAGATTTTATCAAGCAGTATGAGGATGTGACAAATTTCAAAATCTTTGGTCTACAGCGGTTCGTCTACACATACCTCAATGAAGAATATCCAACAGATGTACCATATGACCGTGAGCAAATCAAGGTTGCATATCTCGATATCGAGGTAAGTTCCGAGAATGGCTTTCCTGCGGTCGAACGTGCCTCGGATGTTGTAACAGCCATCACGCTAAAGAAAGGCTCGATCTTTCATGTGTTTGGTCTCAAGCCATACACACCAACACGCAATGACGTTTTCTACCATCATTGTATGAATGAGAAGGAGTTGCTCATTCGATTCCTGAGTGAGTGGGCACACGATGGTCATCCCGATATCGTTACTGGCTGGAACATCACATGGTTTGATATTCCGTACCTTGTCAAGCGTATGACAACGGTCATTGGTGAAAGCGAAATGAAGCGCCTCTCACCATGGAAAAATGTCCGTGAGAGACGAGTTCATATGACATTCAACAATGTACAAACTTCATATGATATCGGTGGTATTGCTACGCTCGATTACTTCGAGATGTACAAGAAATTTACCTACTCTCAGCAGGAATCATATCGTCTCGACCATATTGCCAATGTTGAACTTGGTGAGAAGAAGCTGGATCACTCTGAATATGAGACACTCCATGAATTTTATATGAAAGATCATACCAAGTTCATTGACTATAATATCATCGACGTTGAACTTATCGTGAAGCTAGATGATAAGATGAAGCTGATTGATATGGCTCTCGCGCTCGCGTATGACGCGAAGGTAACTCTCTCAGATGTGTTCACGCAGGTGCGTATGTGGGATGTTATCACGCACAACCATTTGTGGAAGAAGCGAATTGCGGTACCACTTGATGGTGGTGGTAGCAAAGACGAGGTATTTGTTGGCGCGTATGTGAAAGATCCACAAGTTGGTTCTCACTCGTGGGTTATGTCATTCGATTTGAACAGTCTGTATCCGCATTTGATTATGCAGTATAACATTTCACCTGAAACTATTCATGTGAACACGCGAGGCTATGCAATCAAAGAACATGTGACTATTGATGAGTTGCTTGCTGGTAATATGCCAGAGGTGCCTGAGGGGTATGGTCTTGCAGCTAACGGCTGTTTCTTTAGCAAAGCAAAGCAAGGATTCTTGCCTACTATTATGCAACGCATGTATAATGACCGTGTGGTATATAAAGACAAGATGATTGCTGCACAGAAAGCCTATGAGAATGCAAAGACCGAAGCTGAGAAAAAGCAAGCCGTCAAAGATATCTCACGCTACAAGAATATGCAGCTTGCAAAGAAGGTGCAGTTGAACTCAGCATATGGCGCTATTGGTAATCAGCATTTCCGTTTCTTTGATATCGACCAAGCTACCGCTATCACTCTCGGTGGTCAGCTTTCAATTCGTTGGGCTGAAAACGAAATGAATAAGTATCTAAACAAGCTATTGAAGACAGAGGATTTCGATTATGTTATTGCATCGGATACAGATTCGCTTTATATTAGTTTTGACAAGTTGGTATCTACGGTCTTTGGAAAAAGAATTGAGACTGAGGGACTCACTCCAGAACTTAAAGAGAAGATCATTAACTTTCTCGATAAGGTGGCTAGTGATAAAATGGAACCAGTTATTGCAACGATCTATCAGGATCTTGCTGACCGCATGTCTGCCTTCCAACAAAAAATGAATATGAAGCGCGAAGTCATTGCGGACCGTGGTATCTGGACTGCAAAGAAGCGTTATATTCTAAACGTCCATGACAGTGAAGGCGTGCGATATGCAAAGCCAAAACTAAAGATCATGGGTATGGAAGCTGTGAAGTCATCGACACCCGCTGCTTGCCGTACAGCCATTAAAGATGCACTGAATATCATTATGACGCAGAGCGAAGATGATCTGCATAAGCACATCGAAAAGTTCCGTAAAGAGTTTCGCAAGTTGCCATTTGAAGATGTTGCATTTCCTCGCAGCGTCCAGAACCTCACTAAATATCAACACGAGACGAAGAGTGTTCCCATGCATGTGCGTGGTGCTATCGTCTTCAATAAGAAGCTGCAACAAATGAAGCTTCAAAAGAAATATGAGCAAATCAAAGATGGTGAAAAGATCCGCTTTGCTTATATGAAGATGCCAAATCCTATCCACGAGAATGTGATAGCAGTAATATCCCAGCTGCCGCCAGAGTTTGGTTTGGATCAATATATCGACTATGACACACAGTTCGAAAAGACTTTTCTTGATCCGCTTCGTACAATTCTAAATACCATCAATTGGCATACTGAAAAGCAATCCACACTTGAGGCATTCT